TTCTGGACACCACCGCAGCAGTGGATAATCCAACATTTCCGTTCATAGTATTGACGAAAAATTCTTTTGGATTTCCTGAACCACGATTCTGATACCCATAAATTTGTCCCCAACTATATTTACCCCAGAAGGTATCAGTAGTTGCAGTTGTACCTACACCAACCTGAATATGGTTGTTTCCATAAGGTGTTGGGCCTGGTTCAAACGCACATGTAACAGTTACAAGTCCAGAAACTGCATCTCCTACAGTAACCTGTTCAACTCTGAATACTCCACCTAGATAATCACCAGCAGTTACCATACCAACAACTTCATTTGCACCACTGGAAGTTGTAATACCAGTTAATGCATGTCCAACAACTAAGGAACTATCATAGATTGTGAAATAATCTCCTTTTTCAAGTCCAGAATATTCGACACCAAGAGCATTTAGTGAGGAATAACCATATCCCAAATTAGTGTTATCATTATATTGAGATTTAAGAGTAAACGCTAGTTGTGGGAGTCTATTACCAGCACCTGGCAACCAAGTATTTATCCCTACAATGTCACCAAAGTCACCTTTAGAATTAACTGCGAAAATGTCTTCTTTCTTGGCCTTATCAGTTTCAATAATAACTGGTGGAGAACTACCAACTTCATAACCAAATCCACCATCATTTACTATAATTGAAGTAAGAACACCAGCAGTAACAGAAGAAGTTGCAGAAGCCCTATTAACTACTGGATCTGCATAGAACTGTGTAGTTGCAGTTCCAACTGCAAGAATTCTGCGACTTGCAAAATCACCAAATGGCGTATCAACGATATCTCTAATTTGATTACTATGGTTTATTTCTCTCTTATTCCAGTTTGCGAGATCAAATGAATAGTACATGTCACCAACAGTACTGATTCCAATATAGAATCCATCTATAAACTTAATTGTCTTAAAGTCAAACGTAGCAGGATGAACTGTTCCAACAGGTAATTGTTGACTCCAAGGTTGCCAGTAGTTCTTATCAGTTGAAATACCAATAGTACCATTGTCACCAACAACGATAAATCTATTTCCATCATAAATGACATCATTTAAGTCATAAATTTGATTACTAATCTTGTTTGCCCATCCCTTACCATCATTAGATGCAATGATCTCACCACCATTACCAACTGCAATAAATTCAGATTGTCCATAACAGACAGAATTTAATTGTTGTAAAGTACCAGAATATTGACTGAATGCCTCAGCAGTTGTAAGACCAACAGCAGTAAAGATAGATCCAGCAGCACCAACTGCAACCCATGTATTTCTAGTTCCTTCCCAAATAACATCTTGGAAATTACCTTCATAGGTACTATCAAATACTCCTGTCTGGTTAATAGCAGGAATTGTTCTTTCTTCTTTAAGATCCAAAGCAGACCAAGTACCTATACTGTTACCAATCGCAACTGCTCTTGCCATAGACGCATAATCACCTACAGCCATAACATTTAGACTGCCCTGATTGGCATAACTGAATCCCATACCAACACCATTAAAGGTGATAGTATTACCAAATCCAATTTGCCCTCTTTCCCAGAAAGTACCACTCTTAGTATTAATGTAGTAACTACTTGATCCAACAGCAACAATTGGTTCCTGTTGAGTAATAGCCTTAAATTCAACTGATTGAAGAACACCACTAATTCCATCAAATTTCCAATCTTTGATAGGATCTTTACGAGTAATTAATGCACTTGAAATAGCAACATTAGGACTTGCAAGATTACTATATCCAGTTCCACCATAACTGATAGCCAAAGAAGATATACTAGATGAAGTAGAAACAATAGAGGTTACAATACCTGGCTCTACAACATTATCATCAAAGACTTGTATATTTCTTTCAGCTTGAAGTAATTTATCAATATTTGTGAATAATGGGAAGGCATTACTTACATGAATTCTGTCATCTAAATTTCCAACAGTCTTGATAATCCTTGTAGTAGGAAGAACCTTACTCTTCAAACTAGGTCTTGATTTTGGTATCAATACACCAGAAAGAATTTGATCCTGTCTTTGTTTAATCCAAGATAGTGGTCTATCAGCGTTTTGATCAGTATTAATTCCAATACTATCGTATGTGAATGTTTCTAAAAGATCAGAAGCAACTATTCTCTTAGTTGTTCTTGGGAACTGATCAATATCAAATAAGTCTAACTTATTCTCTTTAATCTGTACAATATCACCAGACTTAACTGATTGAACTGGTTCAACTGTTTCAACGTCTCTCTTAGATCCTCTGAAGTAGAATACAGAACACTTAGAATTAGGTTTAGGAGCCTCAGTAAAGATAACTCTACTACCTTTGAAAGTATAAGAAGATTGTGGAGTCTGGAGAATATCATTAATGTAGATAAAGATATTGTTTGTAATATCCATATCACTACCAGGCAGAGTCTTAAGACTCAATATTTCAGTCTCACCAGCAGTTGTTACTGATAAAGTAAACTTCTTACGTTGTCCATTAAAGTATGCGGAAATATCATCAAATAAGATGAATTGGCCAGGATAGAATCCTGAGAAAGTATCACTTTCTAGTTCTACAACTTTTAATTGGAATTCGGTAAGAACGCCAACTCTTGGGTCAGTAGCAATACCAGAAACAGTTAATTCTTCGTCAACTTTAAATGCAGTTCCTTCTTCAAGAATATTATACTCACCAATTTGACCATCAACGTTAACACGAATATCAACTTTGGAATCTGTTCCAAGACCTGTTGATCCAGAAACATATTCAAGTTTTCTGTTGAAATATGGGTCTGGTTCTGCAATATCAACATAAACTGGTTTGTCTATCCTACCACCTCTCTTGAATAGAGCTTTTTCAGTAGTTAATCCAGCATTAACTCTAAAGGTAGCACTGTCTATCTTCTCTATAACATCAAATCCAGAGAATCCTTTCTCAATAGAAGAAGCAATTCTCTTACCTTGTTGAGAAAGTCCGCCCCTGTTATAGTTGTGATCTACAGTAGAAATACCAACATTAACAACAAAGTTCTTACTATCAATAATCTTATCTACAAATGTACCACCAGATGCATAGTCAGTTCCACTTGCTGAATTATTAAATGCTCTTGGAGCAATAATAACACCCTGAACAGTACCACCAGAATTATAGTGTGTTGGAACGGTAGAAACACCGACGTTAGTTTCAATGTTATTAGCGTCTATAACTCTAGTAACAACAGATCCATTATACCAAGGATCTCCACCCTTCGGATATACATGAGAAGTTGCATTACCATCTCTTGAACACTTGAAGTATATGGACTCATTTGCCAACTTAACAGTCTGTCCAACCTCAAGACTATGAGTTCCAATACTCATTGTCATAACACCAACAGACTCTTGATAAGTTGCACCACCAACGTTGAAATTAACTTGGTTTGTTGCACCAACATTCAAACTAAGAGTATTTGATGTTATCTTAGTTGGTAATAATCCCTCAGCATGAGCAGGATCATCAATACCAGCTGCACCACAATTTAATGTGATTGTAGTATCACTAGTTGCTCCAATTGAAACAACTTTCTTATGAATAGGATCACTTGTACGTGGATAAGTGTGATTCGTAGCATGAGCATCTTGAGCACAAGTAAATGTCAAGGCATTTGTAGCAATTCCTACATTAGCATTATCGTCTACAACGAATCCGTGACCAGCACCAACTGTTAATTCAAGATCTCCAATTACATCATTGTAAGATGCATCAGTAACGTTATATGTTACAAGAGTAGAAATACCACAGTTAATTGTTATTGTTGTACCCGTAACTGCCTTAATTCCAACCTGTTTGTTATTAATTGGGTCAGCATCACGAGGATATGCATGATTAGTTGCATGTGCATCTCTAGCACATGTCATTGTGATTGAACGAGTATGAATACCAACAGTATTATTCGCCTTCTTAACACCATTAGTTGCAGAAGAAACGAATGTATGTACACCTACACTAGTTGAAGGAGGATTCTTAACAACCTGAACAGAGAAAGTATTTGTATCTGTACCTAGAATAGGTAACCAAGTATTATAATAATCATCACTAGGACGAGGATATGCCTTAGGTGTTGCATGAGTGTCTATACCACAAGTAAAGACAAATGCATCTGGTTCAAACTTAACATATTCACCAACTTCCCATCCATGACCAGCAACGGTCACAGTCATTATACCAGCAGCAGGATTGTAATTTGCGTTTGTAGCAGTTGCTTGAGACTGTGCAAGTAAACCATGTCCAGCTCCAACTGTTAACTCAATATCTCCTGTTGATGGAGTATATGTGGCGGTTGTAATACCACTAGAAACGATTGTAGAAACACCAACATTAACAGTGATTGATTTAACAGTAGTTGCTCCAATAGCAACGTTTGTAAGACCATGTACAGGGTCAGAAGCCCTTGGATATGCATGATTAGTTGCATGATTATCTCTTTCACAAGTTAAAACAATACCACCTGTTGCAATTCCAACTGTATTACTACCTGCAATTAATCCATGTGCAGCTGCAAACTTCAGAATCATATTACCTGTAACGGCATTATAAGACACATCAGTAGGAGTTAATTTCGTTCCAGTCCAAGAACCGACATGAATTGAATTTGTAGCAGCACTGACAAAGTTATGTTTGTAATTACCACCAGTAAATGCAACACCAGCAAGAGAACTTACGTAAGTGTGTGCATAATCTCCACCTTTAATTACTGCACCAGCTGTTGCACTAACGAAAGTATGTGCAAAGCCTGGTCTTGGATATGCATGTTCTGAAGCATGTTGATCCATATCACAAGAGAATATCAATCCACCAGTTGCAATACCAACACTTGTGGCGGTAGTTAATCCGTGAGAACTATCAGTCGTAAAGGTTACAATACCAGTAGAAGGAGTGTAAGTAGATGTGGTTATATTGTACTTAACCAGACTTGTTATACCAACATTGAATGTAAAGGTGTCTGCTGTGGAGGTTAAAATACCAATTTCCTTATTATTAATTGGATCACCTGTATTTGACTTACCAACGAATAGTGTTATTGTGTTGGCAGTTGTAGCACCAATTGATACATTCTTGTTGTGTATTGGATCAGTATTACGAGGATATGTGTGATTAGTTGCATGTAGATCTCTCGCACATGTAAATGTCATTGAATTGGTAACAATACCAATTGGTTGACCAACTAAAAGTCCATGATTGGCAATGGTTATTTCCATCGATCCTGCTTCAGGATCATAAGTTGCAGCAGTTATATTCTTAGATACAATCTGACTAACACCTACATTAACCGTAATTGTGTCAAGTGTAGTAGCACCAATAGCAACATTTGTAAGACCGTGAACTGGATCTGTTGATCTTGGATATCTGTGTTCTGTTGCGTGATTGTCTCTTGCACAAGTTAGATTAATTGAAGAAGTCTTAATACCAATTGTATTAGTGCCTGCAACCAATCCATGATTAGACCCAAATGTCAGAACCATATTACCTGTTTCTGCATTATAGGCAGCATTTGTTGGTGTTAATTTAGCACCACTTTGAGTAACATAAATCGACTCGGCATCAGCACTTACGAAATTATGTGCATATGATCCACCAGTAAATGCAGCACCAGCTGTCGCACTTACAAATGTATGAGCATAACCTGATCTTGGATATGTGTGATCAGATCCATAATTATCTTGAGAACACTGGAAGGTATAAGAATTAGTTGTTAAACCAATTGTATCTCTTGCAATCGTTATATTATTTGGTATTGAATTTTCATATGTATGAATATAGTTACCACCAGAGATAACGGAATCCGCAGATGCTGAGATAAAGATATGCTCTGATTGGTTAGAAGACTTACCAACATCTAGGGTAATTGTTGTATCAGTTGTACCAGTAATCTTAACTGCAGTATTGTAAGCGGGATCTGGGCCACTAATAGAAGTTGCTCTAGGATAAAAATGATTTGTAGCGTGATTATCTTGACCACAAGTAAACTTAAAGGCTCTCGTCTTAAGTTTTACTGAATTTCCTTTCTTAAGATAATGTTCACCAATATCTACAGTCATCAATCCAGTGAAAGGATTATAAGATCCACTTGTAGGACTGTGAGTAACAATGGTAGATACACCAACAGTAACCTTAAAGTTCGTGTCATCAATAGTTTCTACAGGTAACCACTGTTGATTTACTGGATCTGATGCCCTTGGATAACTCTTGATGGACTTTCTACCATCCATCATACATCTGAAATTAATAGAGTCTCTTTGGAATTGAACCCTATCTCCAGTTGTTAGATTATGATCACCATTTGTTGTGACCGTCATAATGCCAGATGCAGCATCATAAGTCGCAAAATTAGTTGTTTGAGTTAATGAACCATTCAATCCATGACGATTAGAGAACACAGTTACAATACCAGTGCTGGCAGTATATGCAGCAGTTGTTATTGAGTAATTTTTAATCGTTGTTACACCAACATTAATGGTAATACTATTATCAGTTGTTGCTCCAATACCAACACTCTTATTACCACCAATAGGATCATCAGGACGAGGATAAGCATGTTTCGTCTTATGTTCATCTCTGAAACATGTCATAACGATTGATGCAGTATTAATTCCAACTGTATCAGTCGCTTTCTTCAATGCATTTGCAGAAGAACTCTTAAAGATATGATTAGTTGTATTTGTAGAAATTCCAACAAAAACTGAGAATGTATTAATACCAACATTGTAAATTGGTAACCATTCGTTCAAATATGGATCAGATGCTCTTGGATATGCATGATCAGTTGCATAATCATCTTCCTCACAGTTAAATGTAATCGCACCAAGATCAAATTTAACATAATCACCGCTAAGGAACCCATGAGCTGTGATTGTAGGTTCTAATACACCTGTAGAAGGAGTATATGTTGCGGTTGTGATGGTGTGTGAGGTTGGAGAAGTATAAGAATGACCTGTTCCAACTGCCAATGTTAAATCACCTGTGGCAGGGTTATACCCAGCGTTAGTGATTGATCTTTCTTGAATAGTTGATACACCGACTCTAACTTCAAAAGTATTAGTTGTTGTATCAACAATTCCCAATTCTGTGTTATATGCTGGGTCTGTTGTACGAGGATATGCATGTTCCGTTGCATAATTATCTTTTGCACACTTGAATGTTAATGCACCTTTAGATATTTCAACCTTTGTTGAAGGTCTCTTAAGTCCACCAGCAACAGCAGATGCAAATGTATGGTCATAGACACCACCAGTAATTACGGCATCTGTTCCCACTCCACTAAATGTATGTCCATAATCACCACCAGAAATTACACCCTCAACTGCAACACCTTGGTTTGGAACAAATGAGTGTATAAAGTTACCAAGAGTTGTTACACCAACATTAGCTGTGAATATTGTACCAGCACAACTAACAATAGGAACCGATGTATTATAGAAGGGATCCTGTGGTCTTGGATAGAAATGGTTAGTTTGGAAAGCATCTTTAGCACATTTAAAGACGATAGAACCTTCTTTAAATTTAATACTTTCTCCAACAGTAAATCCATGAACCCTATCAAGAGAAACAGTAATAATACCAACAACAGGGTTATAATCTGCAAATCTAATATTGTACTTAACTATAGTTGTAACACCAACTTGTACAGTGATTGTTGTATCGCCTACTCCAGTAATAGGAACAGCAGTATCATAAACAGGGTCGCTAGATCTTGGATAATACTTTGTAGATGTCTGACCATCCATCTCACACTTAAATCCAAGTGAAGATGGTTTAATTTTAATACTAGAACCTGATAATAGATCATGATCACCAATAGTCATGGTCATCACACCTACAGAAGGCGTATAATCAGCATCAGTAACACTGTAATTAACAATGGTACTCATACCAACAAATACTTCAAAGTTATCTGTTGTTTTATTAGATATTGGCAACCACTGATTACTTACAGGATCAGTAGTACGTGGATATGTATGAATGGTGGAATTATCATCCATTGAACACTTAAATCCAATGGCATTATCATCAATCTTAATTTGATCACCATTGGCAAAACCATGACTAGGAACAGTTATGGTTAATATACCAACAAGAGCATTATATCTTGCAGTTGTTATTGTATGAGATGTTGGCCCTGATAATCCATGGCCAGGAACTGTTAGAACTAATGCACCAGTACTAGGAACATAATCTGCATTTGTTGGTGTAGTTGTACCACCACCAACTATATCAATACATCCAGAAACAGTTCTTGATGGGACAAAAGTATGTGCATAATTGCCACCAACTTTTATAGTCTTATCCTCAGAACTAACGAATTTATGTTCGTAATTACCACCACTGAATGTAGAGTTAGAAGTAGCACTAATAAACTTGTGAGTAAAATCTCCACCAGTTAATAATGCACCTTCTTCTGCACGAAGGAACTTGTGATTATATGCACCACCAGTTATTAAAGCATCAGCATTTGCCTTATCAAATACATGAGTGAATTGATCCTTTGGAGGAGCAAATCCAACATCAATAGTAACTGTTGTACCAGCAATACCAACAATAGGAAGTGAAGTATCGTATGCAGTAGAACGACTTCTTGGGTAATAGTGTTGATTTGCACCATTATCCAACTGACATGTAAATCCTAGACCAGTAAATACAACATCTTTACCCACCTTATAACCATGAGCAGCAGAAGTTGTTACTGTCATAACACCTGTAGTGTTATCATACTCTGCACTTGATATACCTAGTGCTGGATCATAATTACAAGTGAATGATATACCAGAAAGAATGACGCAATCGTCTTCGGTCAGATTATGATTCTTTCTAGTAGTAATTGTTGCAATACCAGTACTTTCATCATATTCTACTCCACCAACATTTACGGAAGGAGCACTTGTAAATGTAACCGCAATACCAGTTGCATATATGAAATCATCAGTTTCTAATCCATGTCCTTCATAGGCAATGAAAGAACCTATCCCTGCATGATGAGTATGGATACCAGTTGTTTCTAGTTGATCTCCAATATTAACAGTGAAATTATTAGCATCTGCAACACTTCTTACACCATAATACTTTTGTGCATCAGATGGGAATGTAATATCACCCTGACCAGTACTAAAACCAATTCCAACTAATTTAACAACACTGGATGTTGTTAATCCATGTCCACTTCCAGAAGTAATTGTGGCAACACCAGATATATCATCATAATCTACTAATGTAATTGCAACTGAATTTCCAGCCTGATTACCATAAGCAGTAAGAGTGGTAATACCATTTGAAGGAGTTTCATTGATGTATGAAATAGTCCTTGGTGCATAGAATCCAGTTCCACCTTCTACAATACTGAAATTGGTTATTATTCCTGCTTCTGCCCTGTTGACTACACCACCAGTTACATATTGATGTGCAAAAGTAGATATACCAACAAAAGCTTCAAATGTATTTGTGGTTACACCAATTACATCAAAACCAAGTACATTTCTACCCTCTAAAATGGCAGTATCAACACCAGCTCTTGTAATTCCACCACTAACATAAGTTAATGGTTGTGTACTTATACCAAGATTAACTAATACGTTATTGGCATCAATAACTTCAGTAATCGGATAAGCATCTTCTCTAAAGGTATATGTACTAATACCATTATAGACTTGTACTTGTGTTATTAATAGATTTCTACTTCTATTACTTCCCGTACCAATATAGTGACCACCCGTAACTCCAATAGTAGCAATTCCAGTTATATAATCATATCCAAAGGTATTAATATTCCTATTCGCAGATACAGGAGTAAATGTAAATCCTGCACCAGTTACCCTAACTCTATCATCTTTCTCAAACCCATGAGATGCAGCACCAGTACTAAATGTACAGATACCTGCAATATGGTTATAATCTGCGGTACTAATAGCAACTGCACTTCCAGCTGAAGTTCCAAGATATGCAGTTAAACTTGCACCATAACCTTGAGATGATCTAACACTAATTTCTGGTACTGATCTATATCCTTGACCCTTACCTTCTATTTGAATAAACTCAAGACTACCAGTTGATCCAACACCAACCCTTGCAGCAGCCTTAAGAGGTAAGTAATATCCTGAACCAGTTTGAAGTCCTACTTTATTAATTCTTCCTGCCCTTGGAACTCCACTTAAGAAATTGATCTTATTTGAGGCATTATCTACAATCTCAAAATCGAGTCCTGGCGTTTGTACTACATTATTGATTAAAACGAATGGATTATTGTTAATATCCACTCCAGTATTAACATTATTATAAACAGAGGTAACTATCCCGTTATTCTCTGTTAAAGTAAATTGAGTTCCTGCAATACCTGTAAATTCTAATGATATGTCATCTAGAATTGTGTTAGTGTCAGAAGTGTCATAAGGATCCAACTTTCTGGAGAACATTCTGCCAGCAAATGAAGATCCAGTTTTGAGTCCGACTGGGCCAGTTTTACCATAGGGAGCATCACTGAAAAAGATGTTATCGTCTACAATATTATAGTCACCTGAAAATACTGAATAAGCAATACCAGCAGAACTATGACTAGTTCCTAAAGTACCAAAAGCACCTCTCTCTACAACAACCTGTGACTGTGTAGATGTACTAAAAACAGGATAATATCCAACACCTGTTTTAAAGATAATAATATCAGATATGGTGCCTACACCACTAATAACAGGGAAAAATACACCTTCAACAGTCGGTGAAGTTGTCCCTTCAATTTCTATTTTTGGAGGATCCGTTTTAGCGTATCCAGATCCACCAGACAAGACTTCTATCTGATGGACACCGTAAGTTGAGTTAAAGGATGGTTTAAATAACGCTCCCGATCCAGGCGTAGTTCTTGGCATTTAATCTACGTCCTCTATATGATGTTAATGGAACTACTACAGTAAACTCTAGTAACACCAGTAGAATCTCTGATAATACTAAAGGTCAATATATCATCGTTTGCGGTTGCAGGAGGAGGATTACCACCAACCCACCTAACGCCAGATGCAACTGGAGCACCATTGACGTTTACTGCATCTCCGTAGGTATAACCAATTCCAGATCTATTGATAAGAGTAACAGTTGTTGCTTTACTGTTTGCACCACTAACATTAGTGAAATCCCATGTAACAACAGAAGTTGTAAGTCCACCCAGAACAACTGATCCTTGATTTACATCAACAGTAAATGTACCACCTGCACTTACAGTGAGATTATCACTAAAGTTACCTACTACCTTCTCTGTAATATCTGCATTAAAGTTTACTTGATCCGTTAAAGTACTAGTACCACTGACTAAAACATCACCCTGAACATCTAGTCTACAAGTTGGAGCAGTAGAACCTATTCCAGTATATGCATTTTTATCAACAACAAATGACTTTCCATCGGTAATATTTTGATCGGATACTCGCAATCCATGTCCATTACCTTTTGCAATTGCCCATATAGTAGGTCTTTCGTTTGAGAATGATGCAACTTGTAACTGTGAGGTAGGCAATGATGTGCCGATACCAACCATACCATCAGCTTTGATCCTAAACATGGTGGTTGCATAACCAACCTCAATAGGCCCATCCGTAATTGCACCTGGCTGTTGAATAGTTATCTTACCAACATCAGCATAACTTGATGTTACAACACCAGATGTATTGACCATTATATCATCTGCAACACTCTTCGCAATACCCGCTGCAATTGATGTTGTTGCAATACCGCAGTTGGTAGAGTAACCAGCAGTAGTAGCGTAAGAAACGAAACTTAAAAGGTTAGCACCGTCCCCAAACGTTTCATAAATTTCACTAAAATTACTATTGATTTTTATGGTTCCTGCCAATAGGGTATCACCCGTGCCGTCATTCGGAGCAGAACCAGTACTAATTCCCTGTTTAGACATTATTTAAAACGTTTTTCTTTATTTATAGTTAATATGGAGGGTTATCATCGTGAGTTACTGTTGTGGTATCAGCACTAGTCACATTTGAGTTCACTCTATTAGTATCATAATAGAAATTATTAGCAACTGTATTCTCTGCCTTGGCTGTTCTTGCCTGAGCAAATGTAGTGTCACCAATCTGTTTAACCTTCATATATTCATCATCTATCTTCAAAATATCTCCTTTTGATAGAGAACCAATTCCTGCAGAAACCGTTACACCTTCGTCAGTTTGACCAAGAGCACTTGAAACAGTTACATTTAGTTTTTTGTTCTTTATAGGAGTTTGAATGATATTATCAATCATAATCAATGCCTGTTTTGTTGGTTCCTGAACTTTAAGTAGATGTGTTCCAGTTCCTAAACCAATAAAGTTGAAAGGTAAAGATGTAGATAATCCAGCAACTCTGAATTTAAAATCATCAACTTTCTGAACAAATAATTCATTAGGCATAACATTTGTACCTAACTCTGTAGGAGAAAGGAATATGTTATCTGTTGGAGTAGCTCCACCAATATATGTACCTGCGATGGATATGACATTGGTAGAAGCATATCCAGTTCCACCAGTTACAATACCAATATTAGTAACATCCAAATTACCATCTCTGGTAATGTTGAATATTGCACCTGATCCAGATCCATCATTTGTCGATGGAACATTGCTGTACATCGTGGTTATACCAGTTCTTGTTCCAGTAACTTTAGTAACTGGGAATGTGAGATTGTTTGCTGGGGTAGCACCACCCAAATATGTACCAGCAATACTTACATTATCTCCAACAAAGTAACCAGATCCACCATTAATCAAAGTAACTGCAGTAGATATACACTGACCAGTAGTTTGATTGAAGTCAAACTTAACTTGGAAGTGAGCATTACTACCTCTTGTAGAAATGCCAGGCAATCCACCATCAGGATTACCAAAACCATAAATTCGGAATTGATCGCCAGGAGGATTAGCAGTTACAGCAGTACCCGTTACAGGGCCTGGAATTTGAACGTTATATCCATTTTCAAACATTGCACTACCACCAATACCAGATGTTGTGGCAGCCATAATGATATCTTTAGTGCCTGTCGTATGGGATGTAATTGCAATACCAATTTTAGATCCACCTTGAGTATCCAATGTCACTGCTTGTCCAGTTTGGAAATCATGATTCTGGATACTAATGATGTTAAGTGCTAGATCAACAACGTTTCCATCAGCAGAATTATATTGTTTCTTAAAGGCAGGGACGCCGCCAGAAGTTAATTGGAACTGTTTACTTCCAACCAATGTTCCAGTTCTATCATGAGCACCATTAAATCCACTAGAAATATCATCTAAATTTAAGACCTTATTGGTCTTATTCATAACAAAACTCTTAATGGGTCTTCCTTCTGGGAAATAAATTCTCTGTACAGAACCGTCTGGTAGAGGATCGTCCTCAGTAATCATAGCAAAATTATCTCTTTTACCCAAATACATCTCACTATCAATATTCAAAATAAGGTCAATCTTAATATCAGCAGGTTTGACCTTCATGTTGGTTGACTTAGCAATACCAACAGATACCAAATTCAATGTTTCAGCATCTTTCTTAGAATTACTCTCTACTACAAGATCGGAGAATTCTAGGAATCCAGATGGATGAACAATAGATTTTACAGCCTCTTTCCACCTATTGTGCGGTAACTTACTCTTAATTGAATATGCAAACTTTTGATAATAGAAGTTATCCGATAATCTCTGACTGAAATCATTCAGAATACCAACATTCATATCATTCTTGGAAACCTTATCCCTAGTAACTCCAAGCGTTGTATCAACACTAAATCTATTAACATCTCTTACATTACCATAAAGTTTAGACACCTGACCATACAATGTATCTCCAGGCAATAGTTTTCCAATAGTATCTCTAAGTCTAAGTTGTCCAATGTTTCCATTCCAACCATTCTCAGATACATAACCTTCAAATCTAGTAGATGTTACTTTCTCTCCAGAGACATACTTTGCATCATCAATAATTGTCATCTGGAACTTAGCCATGTCATTGTAATTGACAATGGAACCCAAAGTGAAATCATCATCATAAGAACCCAAAGTAACCGTTGAAATGCCAGGAGCATCATTCATACTAAAGGTAACTGTATTATTGACAGTACTTACACCAGTTACACTATAGAAAGTATAGTCATAATCAGCAGAGTTAAAATTACCTTCTCCTGCAATTAAGGATGTTGGTTTTAATCTACAACCTTCAACAAATACCTTATCTCCAATTGCAAATGGTAATTTGGTTTCAGTAGATGCAAATCCAGTTTTTACTGGGATATTAAACTGTGCATCTAATAACAATTCAACAGTAACAGATGTTCCTGTGTGAGTTATGGCATCAATGTCATAACCATTAGAGTTATTGGTTGTGATTATGCTTAGTGGTTCTTTAAATTCATAAGCATTATCAATGACTTCTACACGATCAACAGATCCACCAACTACATGTGCGGCAATTGATACGTTATCATTACCACGAACAGTAAGTTTAGGTGGTTGATTGTATCTCTTACCACCATCAACAACTTTGATTTGATCTATTCTAGCAATACCACTTATATCAACAATGGCAGGAACACTTAAGAATGGCAATAAAGTAGGATCAGTTGGATAATCAAATCCATCTTTTACTCTTTCAATAGTATCAATCTGACCTATTTCTGGTGAAGAAACCTTAACAATCGCATCTTGACCTTCACTACTTGCAAACCCAATAACTTTAGGTAAAACAGTATATCCTTTGCCAGGGAAATTGATTTTAGTCTTAGAAACTGGGCCCCTTGCAGTAGGTGAAGTTGTACTATATGTGATAGTACTTACACCTGTTCTAGAGATATATTTCTGAGATTCTAATGGTTTTTCTAATAAGTTGAAAGTAAAGTTCTTATCATCACTTCTTATGACCTTATGCTCATTCTTTAAGACAATATTCTTAAATGTTATGTTATTTCTTCCAGTAACATCAGTATCAGATGTTCCATATGTCTTTCTTGCATCTGAAGGAACAACAGGAGTCAAATTATAGTAGGTCTTACTTGGCCATTCAATGTCAGTTCTAACAACTACATTTGCATTTGCATTTCCAGAAATACCATTTCTTGTAATGTTAAATCCACTTGTACTTGAACCATAAACATCTAATCTTGAATTGAAAGTAATATCTTCAAAGAAATCTAATCTCATGTCCAATAGACTGTTATCAGAAACATCAAAAGTGATGGTATTTCCAGTTGTAAAATCTAATGGTGGATTAATCTTAGCAATATAACTCTTATTACCTGCTTGAGACTCAGTTACAGATGTTATTGCTACAGGATTAGAAGTAACTACGTCAGATTTGTATTTGCAAAGTTTGATAGACTCAGTATCTTCTCTAAGAACAAAATAAGTCTCATTATTTGATAGTCCAGCGATAGTATTTCCACTATCGTAATAAACTACTTTATCGCCACTCTGTAAGTCTTCATCAGCGATGTTTATTTGTGTTAAATCAGGAGAAAAACTAGTTAATCCAAATCCAACTTTCTTTGTAGTTAACTTTGCAATAACTGGGTCATATCTGAAAGAAACAGATTCTTGAGACTTAGGTAATGCATCTAATGTAATCGTATCTCCAGTTAAAAGACCATGAGCTGTAGATAGTCCAACATCTCCGTAGAATCTCTCCACTTTCGTGGTTACTTTGGGATACTTAGTCGTTAATGAATGTGCAAAACCAGAATTAGAAGCAGGAGTATAGAACCATATTGCATCACCAGCCGTAGGGAATCCAACAGTTGCTAATCCAATATAATTTGGTTCAAAATTAATTGCCCAAACATCCCCATCAGGAAGAACTGCCGTACCTACTCCAGAAGTTGCACCAGCACTGGTTTTTGCCCAAACAATAGAAGTTGCACCAATACCCATATTATAGGTTAGGTTTTGACCAGTAAAGAATGTATGATCTTTAATATAAATTCTCTGTTGAGGTACAAACCTGTTTTCTATAGTTTGTGTAGCAGTAGTACTTAAACCAGTAAGAGGTATATCATAATGTGTTCCAGTAGAACCTACACCAACAGTCTGTTGTGGATTAAAGTAAGTTGCATAATTTTCAAAAGTAAACTGCGTAACTGTTGAATTACCGACTGGGAATGAGAATTTCTTTGGTTTTAATATGACATTAAATTCTCCTGCTGCATGAGTCATTGCAGCACCAACAAAATTCTCTCTGTTTACAAATAACCTAGAGAATTGTTCATCAATATTTGTAACTAAGAATGTCTCAGTTCCTATTCCAATATGATCACTTGGTTCAAAACCTCGTGTATCTGTAACGTAAATGTGGGTACTAACTCCAGTATTTGTGACATTATCTAAGAATGTAGCCAATCCAACAGTTCTACCAATAACAGTAACCTTCTGAGGCCCATTAAATTCAGTAAATTGAGAAGTATCAATACCACTTAAAACAATTGTCTCTCCACTTGATATTTCATGAGGAACTGTTGTTATACCAATAATTAAACCCTTATCCTTCCTTAATTCAGTGGCTGTGAATGTAGAAACTCCAATAGTTACGGATTCTACATCTTTACCAAGAATTTCACTTACAACAATACTTGCTCCAGTACCATCAGTTCCTCTATTGTCTAAAGTAAGAGGATCGTCTATTTTATACCCATCTCCTCTAGCAAAAATGGTTACTGAAGTTATTCCAGCATTCTTTGTTTTTCTAACTTCAAATTCTTGTTTTAAAGCATCCTTAACATCATCAATCAATTCATAATCCGAATTACCATATGTCAGATAATATGGGGATATATTTCTAGTAAGTTTTCTAGCAGCAATATCAATATCTTGGTTGAAGAAAGTTACAAAATTCTCTTCTATTGGGGTATCTTTAAATGAACCACCAATCATATATGGGAACTTAGGTTCAGCAACACCACTAGAATCAACATCAACACTGTAAAAATATGCATAAGTTCCATCTGGGAACTGTGGTGTAACACAATATCTTCCACCATGTTCATCTAAGTCGCCAGAGTTGTCAAAAAGATAATCATTAACAAAGTATCCAAATGCAAAGCCAGGAGGTCTTAAACCCGATCTTAGACTTGTATCAAGGATATATCCACTACTCAATCTAATAATGGCACCACCAACAGCATTCTGATAACCATAAGGGCCGTAAATCGGATTACCATCATAAGCATATCCCAATACTGGTGAATGAGTTGCATTAGGTGTTTCTAAGTTACCAGAGTCAATATTATCTCCAAGTTGATACCTCAACTTCTGTGGAGGATACATTCCTATTGTTTGAAGTTGATATTCTGGGTTTGTACTTGGTTTCGTTAATATAGAGTCCTCAACGCTAATAATACTTTCATTTTTATTGACTTGATTGATTTTCCACTCTTTAACATTAGCAATAAACTTAGCAGACTTACCTCTATTTCTTAAATCTAAAGTAGTATCACTAGAAGCATAACCAACACCACCATCAAGTATTGATACACCAGTTATTCTATTATTTGTAATAATTGGCCTAATATCAGCAAAATCCCCTGTAGGACTGTAAACAATGATATCCGAGTCTTCTCTATACCCCTGACCAGTAGCAAGTATCTGAACGTCTACAATAGAACCATCAATAATGATTGGTTTCAATAATGCTTGATATACAACGGTTGATATACCAACATCAGGTCTTCTATGGAAATCCATGATGTTAGTACAACCATAACCAATTCCACCCTCTTCTAAGTAAACACTTTCAATAGATCCAAGAACTAAAGGTGATATCTCTGGTTTAATAACAGTTGTACTACCAATAGCAGATAAACTTTCTACGTTTACTACTATAGGTGGGTATTTTATGGTATGTTTACCACTACCCAAACTCTTAATTACAACAGTTTTATTTTTGTCATAATTCGTAAGATCTCTTAGTGTTGAAACACCGACATCACACAATCTGAACCTATTTGAGTCAATTTTCTTAACAGCATATTGTGTAGTGGTTGAAAGACCATTAGCAACAGTCCCATCGGTAGAATACTCAACAATCTCACCATTATCAAAATTATGATCATATGCAAGAATATAATTATCGGATGTACTAATACCCGACTGCGTATCACCATTAACAGGTCTTGCCTGAACGATAATCTTCTTATTTGAATATCCAGAACCAGATTCTTTAACGTAAATCTTGGTTATAGTGTTTTTAGCGTTAAGTGAGGTGAATTTATGGAAACCAAAACTGATATTTCCCAAATTAACCGTATTAATTCCAACTTTAGCTTCTTCTGGAGTATTATATAATTTAATTTTCTTTTCATTCTCCACTCCAACGAAATAAGTAGATCCACTAACAACGTTAACAATAGGAGTATTACCTCTAGCGTCATAAACAACACCTTCACCAACTTCAAAGTTGTGTCTTTCTTGGAAAGTTACACTTTCATCAGTTGTGTTGACTGAAGTACCATCTGCCTTGAAATTAGCAATAATTCTACCTTTTACAAGGTTAGACTCAAGAACAGCACCAGATCCATTGCCACCACTGACTGTTATCTTGGGTTTTTCTTGATATCCAATGCCAGGAGTAATTAACTTGACTTCTCTGAATGATCCAGAAATATTAGCATGTCCAACAGCACCAGATCCTTGTTGATCATTAATGACCAAAGGTGGGCCTGTTATAACATCATAACCTTCGCCTGGATTTGTTACTTTTATACTAGTAATATCACCGTGGAAGATCTGTTCATCAAAAACAGTAGGTGGGAACAGCTCAACACCATTCGCCATCAATCCGATAGCTCTATTATTAACTTCTCTCTTGTTTGGATCATCAAATAACGTCTTTTCTTTGATGAATGGATACTTTCTAAGAATCTTTTGATTCTTTAGTGTTTTATTCTCCCACCCAGACTTATAAATGTACTGACCTGTAGTATTTGTCCTTACAGCAATGTATTTTTTAGCAAATACGTCAGCACCACTAAATGAAAGATAGAATTGAGTTTGGTTAATAGTCGTGACAAAGTAGATACCAGTACTAATTCCACTATTGGTAGTGTTGTCCCAATAGATTTTATCTCCAGTTACGTAATTGTGGTTTAGAGGGGTGTTGGCAGCGGGGTCTTCTGATTTTATGGTATATGTATAGCCACCACCTAATAAAGGTGTTCCAAACCCATCTGTGACCTCTACAGAACTACTCTTAACCCATACCTTATTGTCAGTTGCAAAAATAGGGTAATTTGGTAGACCAGATGATGCTACATAGAAATATTTCTCTTCTTTATCAAGATAACTGTTTTGAATACCAACAGGGAAGTTATCTACTCCAGCAAAATAATTAGAATTATGGGAAGCTTTGGTAACTGTCTTGGTAATAGTGTCTGCACCAGTTGGAACCGTGCCACTAGTTTGAACAACAATAGTGTTTGAATATACTTGCGATACATTCGTTGAATCATATTCAATTTGCTTAATTGTAACGTCAACAGACTCTTGATTTTGATTTTTTAGTTTTAGAATCTCATCAATATAGAAAACACATGAATCATATAGTGAAATTCTGTAAGTATTGACGTTTACCTGATCAAGAGTAGAAATACTATGACTAGAAGGAATATTATAGATCCAATTATTAAATTTCGCACTCTCACCCATGTCCTTACCGAACGAGAGTAACTTGAGGTTATCCCCAAGTTTCATATTCGTAGATTTAGTAGTATCTACTTGATCAATAACATTAACAAGTCTAAATTCAAGTTTTGATGTCTGCCCATATCCTGCATAGGCATATGCGAGTTTATTTTCAAGTATATCTGCACCAAAAACCAAAGAAGTACTGATACCAGTAACTCCTAAGAATTGGTTTATTGTTTTATCCGTATAACGTAAGTTTAGGAAGTTTGCACCTGCTCTAGGTTTAACTAATAGAGTACCACTCTGTCCAAATCCAACTGTGGAGTCTACAACAAGAGTCTCAGCATTTTCATCAGTTAATTCCAATGCCTTCGTCTTACCAGGCACTTGGAAATTACCATCAAATGATGTAGAGTCTAACGATACTTCATAAAAGTCCTGTTGATTAATTGGACGATACTCAACATTGTAAATTGAAGCACTAACAGTACCAATACCAGCAACATCTTGATATAAGAAGTTACCAACAGTTTCTAAAGGTTCACCACCAAACAAGTTTTCTAAAAGAACATGTTTAGTTTTGAAATATACGTTATCAGAAGGAACTAATGTTCTTTCAATTGGTTTGATGAGTTCAATATCCTCACCATAAAGAAGTTTGAATAGGATCTGATAAGAAGCATCAGTTCCTTTCGACATATAGAAGTCTTTTGCCCTTGTTAGGACATTAGTAACTGATGTTCCAGATATAAACGATCTATTTTCAAAGCCTGGAAGAAATTCTGTCTTAAACTTAGTAAAGAAACTTTGTAAGAAGAGATTACTTAAATTAGTTACTACTGCACCTTCAAGGTGTGCCTTTGCAGAAGTTTCTGCGAAATTTAAGAATTCTGCAGCATCTTCTTTCGATATCTGATCTATTCCACTAAAACCCCTTGCACATCCATCAAATGTAGTAGCGGTCTTTGATGTATATGTAATAATCTCATTATCAATCTTCAACAGACCATAAGTTTCAGGCCAACCAGTTGTTGATGCAACTTCTATAGTAGTATCACCTGCAAGTGCAGATAAAGTAAGAACTGTAGCTGGTATTAAAGTTTCATTATTAAAAGCACCAATCTTCCTGTATTCTGGTAAATTGGTCGCTAGATCAACTACACCAGATTGATGTTCTTGAGATTCGTAATATTGGTTTAGAAAAGCCCCAAACAAAGGAGATTCCTGATTCAAAAACTCAGGAATCTGTGATTCTATTAAATGAGAGACTTTTACTCTTTTAATATCCGTCATTTATCTTGTATAGATTGTTTCGCTAGCATAACTAGAGGTTTTGACGTATGATGTAGCAGATGTATTTTCACCAGATGAAATAACGTCTGGTAAAGCAGTAACTTTACTATTTGCGACATCTAATTGGAGATACAAATCCTTCAAAGCAATAACATCATTTGATTCGGGAATTGTCTCTATTTCGATGACTCCGCTTGCAAGTGCAGCACCTGTTATATTTACCACATCCAAAATAAGCTCTCCGTGAGCATAATCAATTGTACCAGCGTCATTTTTAACAATTAGAGGAAGATTATTGACTAATTTAAAGAATACAAGTTTTCCTACAGTTGTTCCAGCGGTAGGAATGTCTCCAATATATAAAGTTCCATCAATACCACTTACTGTAAACCCTGTTGAACGCACTCCATATCCACCACACTGTTGATAGAAGGCATTTCCATAACAGAGTTCATATGTTGCAAAAGTATTGATCTCAGGGGTTATATCCCTCCTCATCTTAACTCTGGTGATGTTTGAAGTAACACCCCTTGCAGAGTCATCAATTAGACCAACAACTTTACTATATTTGAATCTACCACCAAAATCATTAATATCAGACGATGATGAGTAAGTTGTTAGTGTTCTTGTAACAGCAGTAAGCAATTCAGTAGCATCTGAAGTTGCGTTAGTGTTATAATACACTGCCGTATCGACTTCAACGTAAAGATACTTGAGATCGATGATTTCTGGTTTAATTCCAGCAATAGAATACTGTTTTAGTTGCCTAGAAATATCATCCTTAGTAATTTGAGATAAGAATGAACCATTTTTAGGTTTTATTGAAATAAAGACCTTTCCATATTCAGGAGGATCCAGTTCTTCCCCTCCATAGGCGGTCACAGACTCAACGTTAGGATATACGAATGGAATTATACCCGAATAGTCGTTGGCGGTCACGGCACGGTACTGTGATGAGTATATACGAGGTGCAAGATACTTAATTGAACTTACATCTTCAATACTGTCACCCATTTCCGCTTTTTGGGTTGTTGTGAGAAGTGAAATACCACCAGTAATCGTAGAATCGGTATCATCCTTCAAAATTCCCACAAATGAGAAATTTCTAGCGTTATTTCCCAATGCTCCGTTAGTTACAATGTAAGTAACTTCAATAATTGCTCCAGCAGGCGGTTTTTTACCAATAATTCCGTCTCCAAAGAG